AGGTCCGTAGCGATAAGCACTTCAGGTCTTGGGCATCGGCTGTCTCTGAATCAGGTCTAGCTATGTCGTCCGGCGTTCCCATTTTGCAGGAGTTTTACTCTTGCTTATTGAGAAGTTCGAACGGAGCTAAACCTGGTAAATATATAAGCGAATACTCTGGAAAAGGTCGGCTTAGTCACGGACTTACTCATAGGAGAAAAGACGTGAGTTCCGATACAAGGTACTCTTTCTATCTTGCTTTTGGCTACACGCCTGATGAGCAGATAGCGCTAGAACAAGCTTACCTCAATACCAATAAAATAGCCTTTTGTGATCTTGAAAATTTCACTCAAGATAGCTTGAGTGTGTGCCAGGAAACACATGATAAGTGCGATAGCTATTAAGTCATCATAGTCCGAAATGACATTAAACTAGGCGGTAGATAACTAATTTTTAGTTTCGACGTAAGTCCAACAGGCATCATGGGTTGACAACCTTAGAGTAAGTCCCACTGGGTTCATTCGTGTAATCGCCCAAAACTATTACTTTAGTGCTAATCAGAACGCCAAGAGACTGCACGGAGCCCCTGTAAAGTTGCGAATGAATGTACAGTCCCGCTGTTCATGCGGTATCCAGTACTATGAACAAACAAAAACGTAATCAGAAAATTAAAAGAAACAAACAACCAGCTCTTCGTAAGAGTACACCGTTTACTGAAACGGGTGGCATCCTCGGCACGAAACTTGGCTCCTTTTTGGGTGGTAATCCCATCTTTAAGGATCTGGGCCGTGTCCTGGGTAAAGGCATTGGTAGCATTTTTGGATCCGGTGATTATACGATCATGGGTGAAAAACCTGCCTACAATGTCCTTTCTGGCCAGACACCTAAGTTCTCTACTACACACGCTACTAATATTATTAGTCATCGTGAGTATCTTGGTGATATTAGCGGCCTCGCTGCTTTTACAAACAGAACTTACCCCTTACAACCTGGTAGTGATGTTACGTTTCCTTGGTTATCTACTATCGCTCCTGGCTACCAACACTACAAGTTCCATGGCATAGTTTTCGAATTTCGATCACTTGTCACAGACTTTGTTGTTGGTGGTGCACCTGGAGTGCTAGTCATGACCACGAATTACGATGCCACCTCGCCACCTTTTGCTTCCCGTCAAGAAGCAGAAAATGCTGAGTATGCCGTTGCTACTAAACCAACGTGCAACCTTATGCACATGATAGAGTGTTCCTCTGAGCAAACTCAGGGACATCTCTACAATGTCCGTG